GAGTTTACAACATAATCCATATTTATTTATATTATAGATTAATAAAATTGATTAAAAATAAATGATAAATAATAATTATAAAAAAATGAATTTATTTCAAGAAATTAAAAAAAATATTAATACTTTCAATAATGAAGATATTAATATTCAACCTAAAATAAAAGTTGAAAGTAATTATATTTTAGACCAATTTAATATAAGAGAAAGAAAAATAGAATATTATAAATCTATCTCAAAAAATAAAAAGCAAATTAAAAATGAACATGAAACTCGTACTTTTAATAGTGCAAACGAATTTATGGATGCTCTCGAAAAAAAAAGATATATGAAAAAATGGAATCGTTTAGACGAATATGCTAAAAAAATTAAGTTTAATGAATTTTTTGAAAAATGGTTAATTGATAATCCTAATATTAAATTAACTCCTAACGAATTAACTAATAAAATGATAATAGGTCATTCATTAAACAAAAGATATAAAATCGATTATGATGAAGTTAATTGTGTTATAGTATCTATTGATAAATTAGAAGAACATATAAAATAAATAAATAGTGCGTGTTGTTTTTTTTCTTAAATTCAAAATAATATATAAAATATGGGTGCTGAACAAAGTATTATACAAGATATAGATAAAAACACATCTAAAAATAATAATGAAATAGTCAAATCAAAAAATACATATTTTAAAGAACAATATAATTGGGTTCCCAGTTTCGCTTCAGTCAATTATAATCAATGGAATAAAACAGTTATCGAACGAAAATTCGATATTGCATTAGAATTACCTACTTATGTAGATTTAAGAAATGATTTCCCTTTAATTAAATCAATGTTTCCATATCCATTTAATCCTATCATTAGTGTATTATATATATTACAATACCAATTATTAAAAAATGGTCTCCCTGTATTTCCTCCTTCAGCTATGTATACATATAAAAATATGTTTTATTATAACAATGTTTCATCGATTATGAGTTTCGAAACAATATTTAATAGTATATTACATAATGGATTATGTTCTGAAAATGATTATCCATCTAACGATGAAAATTTTAATGATACAAATTCATTTGATAATAAATTAGTAGAAAAAGCACGTTCATTCCAATTTATAGAAATTTATACTGTCGAAAATAAATTAGAAACTATTAAAGTCCTACTAAAAAATAAAAATCCTATTTTATGTGGTCTCGTCGTATATTATGATATGAAATTAGTTGATACACATATGTGGCTTCCTGAACATAATAACGATTCTAAATTAGGGGGTATTGCAGGTGTTATTGTCGGTTATATTGAAGAACGTAAAGTATTTATTATGACTACTACATATGGTCAATCATTCGGAATGTCAGGTTATATATTTATACCTTATGATTATATATTAAATCCTAAATATAATATGGAAATGTATACATTAGATTTTAATAAAGAAAGAGTAGATGGTTATATACATCAACATAGAGATATGGTTGTATTACAAAATAAACGAACGGAAAAAATAGAAACTGAAAAGAAATATAAAAGAGATGAATTTGGTGGACTATTTAAATAAATATATAAATCATTTTTTATTTTTTTTATATTTATCTAACCATCTTTTAAATAATTTCATTGCATCTTCCATATCTTTCGTTCTATATGGATGATATTTTGCTCTATTATACATTGTATTTATTACTTGGAATTGATAAAGTATAGGTTTTTTCGATATTAATTTAAATGTTTCTTTAGCCTTTTCTTTATCTTTAAATCCCGTACCTTTTAATGTAGTCGTTGGATTATCGTCTGTATATAATGACATATATAATATTCTATTATATATATGTAATTATTTAAAAAAACGGGAATAGTTATAATCATTATTCTTATTCATATACAAATTTTTTATGCACACTTCTATACAATCTTTTTCATTTTTTATATCCTCTATCTTTATACATTTATATATACATTTATATATACATACATCTATATTATTAGGTGTATCATATATTACTTTTTTAGTATCATTATTATCGTCATTAGAAATAGTTATAGGTCTATTCATTTTAAAATAAAAAAATCAATGTCTTTATATAATTACATTAAAGATGGACCCATTTGATATGCTAATTTTTCAGGAACATATACAGCAGTAACTGGTGGATTTCGTTCATTATGATATACTACTTTTTCATCTGTATTTTGTTGTAATATAGGAGCAACTGTAGATTTACTACCTAAACTCATTAATAAATATCCTAATAATCCGTATACTATTGCATGTAATATTAAACCATATGTAGTTGCACAACCTTTATATGATGTTATATATACTCTACCAAATATAGTATTAGTTAAATTATAAACTAATGGAGAACCAATAATTAAAAATAAAAGTGCAGCTTGAATACTTGCAGATACTCTAACGTCTAACATATATTATATATCTATAAAATATATCATAAGATATGTAAATTCAATTGACGATTATCAAAATAACAATAATATATACCAATTAGTATTATATGTATTAATGATATAATAATTTTATGATAATCATTTAATATATTATTGTATATATACTCAATATAATTGTATAATAATGTTAATATTATTGCAAATATTAAAATTATTAAAAATTCTAAAATTTTCATTTTTCAATAATTATAATTTTAATTATAAATCATTATAAATCAAAAAATTTGATATTATATATTTGTAATAATTTTTAATTATTATAAGAATGAATAACTTATATTATAATTATCAAATATATACTCGTATAACTGATTTAATTAAATCTGGAAAAAATATAGATAATTTCAATAATTTCGATTTATCTAAAATATTTGAATACTATACAGCTATTAAACTAACGGATGAATATAAAAAAGAATTTCTTATATATGAAGATATAGATGCAGATTTTAAAGAAGATAATAATATGTCTCAAAATGATACAGGAATCGATATTAGTGATAAGATAGATACTATAGTTCAATGTAAATTAAGAAGTAATAATTTAACACTTAAAGAATGTTCTACATTTATGGCATCTCAAAATATATTTTCTAATGATCAAAATAAAATAATAGTTAGATGGTCAAATATGATACTTGCTAGAAATGATGACTGTATAATATCGAATGAACTAAATAAAAAAATTAGTAAGAAATTATTAACAGATAAAAAATATTCACGCCCAGAATTAATACAATATTGTAATGAATTATATAATAATCCTCCAAAAATAGACATTCCTGATAATAAAATTACTCTTCGTGATTATCAAATTGAATGTATTGATATTATAAAAAATAATAATAAAAATACTATAATATGCCTTCCTACTGGAACTGGTAAAAATGTAGTTATTATCAATTCTATAGAAAATGATAAAAAGTTTCTTATATTAGTTCCAAGAATAATATTGATGGAACAATTAAAAGATGAAATAATAAAAAATAAGCCATCTTTAAAAAATACTATACAAACTATAGGTGATGGCAATAATACTTTTAAAAGCGATAAAAATATAACTATTTGTGTATATAATAGTGTATCTATTATAGAACAACACGCGTCGCAATTTAATAAAATATTTATTGACGAAGCGCATAATATAAAAGAACCATTATTATATAATCCATATGACGATGAAATTGAATATGATGATGAAAAGAAAGTTGATAATAGTGATATAGATGGTTATGAAGAAGATTATGAAGACGATGAAATGGAAGAAGAATATGAAGATGATGTAGACGATGAATTAAAACAATCAAAATATATGAAAATTATAAATGACCTTACTAAATATAATAATAATATTTATCTATCTGCTACTATTGATAAGATAGACGGATTTGAATATTATAAAAAAGATATACGTGATATGATTACTTTAGGATATTTATGTGATTATAATATTAATATACCTATATTTACAGAAGACCCTAATAATCGAAATATATGTTCTTATTTAATTAGTAATTATAGAAATACTATTATTTATTGTCATTCACAAATAGAAGGTAAAAAAATAAATGATATTATGAATGATATAATGCCTAATTGTTCTAAATATATTGATTGTAATACTAAAAAGAGTGATAGAAAGAACATTATAAAAGAATATAAAAATGGTGATATACCGTTTTTAGTAAATGTGCGTGTATTAACAGAAGGTTTTGATGCTCCTATTACTAAGGCTGTATGTTTCTTACATCTTCCATCAAATCAAACACAAGTTATACAGATTATCGGTAGATGCTTGCGATTACATCCTAATAAAATAAATGCTAAAGTTATATTACCTGGTTCTTCTAATGAAGATTGTAACGGTATTTCTCGTTTCTTAAATATATTATCTAAAAATGATAGTCGTATTAGAAAATCTTATATGGATAAGAAATTAGGTGGTTATATATCAATTAATAAAGAGGATGATGAAGATGATGATAATATACAAGAAAGTATATCGTATAAATATGATATGATTTATAATAGCATTGGTGTATTAACAAACAATATAGAAATATGGTGTAATCGTCTTGATGAACTAAAAAAATATATGGATGAGAATAAAAAGAGACCATCTTCAGAAAGTAAAAATAAAGATGAAAAATCGTTAAGTAATTGGATATTCAATCAAATAACAAATTCACAAAAAAGAACATATATTATGAAAAATGATGAAATATATAATGAATGGAATGAGTTTATTAATGATGATAAATATAGAGGATATTTTAAGTCATATAATATGTCATATAAACAAAAATGGTTTAATAGAAGTGATGAACTTAAAAAGTTTATTGATGAAAATAAAAAAAGACCATCTGACCGTTCTAAAAATAAAGATGAAAAAACATTAGCAAAATGGATACAAAATCAAATAACAAATTCACAAAAAAGAACATATATTATGAAAGATGATGAAATATATAATAAATGGAATGAACTTATTAATAATGATAAATATAGAGAATATTTTATATCAAGTATAGAATCGTGGTATAATAATTTAGATAAACTTAAAAAATATATAGATGAACATAAAAAAAGACCATCACAAGTGTCTAAAAATAAAGATGAAAAATTCCTCGCCGTATGGATATGTGAGAACATAAAAAATTCTAAAAAAAGAATACGTATTATGAAAGATGATAAAATATATAATAAATGGCTTATATATTGTTATAACAAACAGTCATATTTAGGTTTTAAAGATGGTTATATTAATTTCATTACTGGAAAAATATCCGAAATATTAAAATACTTATGTAAAGAAAGAAAAATTAATTATAATGAAGAAGATGATAATACAATTCTTAAAAATAAATTAATAAATTATGCGAGTCGTGATAATCCTTTAAATGATGATGAATTAAAATTTATTAATAGTATATAAAATAATGATATAATACTTTATTATATC